GAACTACAGTTGACCTAAGGATTGGTGGTAATATATCAATTGGCGCAATGGCAACTAACCCTACTGACCACGTAACAATTAAAGGATATGGAACAAGTAAAACATTTTTTTCTGGTGGTGGTCTAAATTCAAATATGAGAGTTTCATTTGTTAATGGAAGCACATATACAGCATCAGCAAGTTCCGCAGCTGGTGCTGGACAAAACTTTTTAACAGTTGAAACTGGTGGTCAATTTACTGTACCAAATAATGCTTATAGTTTTTCAGCAGTCGGAGCAGTAACATTATCTGGATTTAATACCAATTCTTATTTCTTTGCTTTAGGTGGCCAAGGCACATTTATTTTATCTAATGATACCGTTATAAAGTCATTTATAACAATAGTATCACAAAATATGACTGTTACATCAACTGGTGGCGCAAGATTATTATTAGAGGGTAATTTTACATCAAGTGGTATTGGTCCTGTTTCTATACAAACTTTAGAGTTTTCTGGTTCTACTCCAAGTAATGTTACTGCAAGTATGCTCTCTGGTTCAAATTTACAAATACAAAGTTTGACTATAAATAAATCGCCTGGCGGAAGTGTAAATTTTAATACAACTGGTAATTTCACGTTGTTTATACCAACAAATGCCACACATTCATGGACCCATACGGCAGGAATTGTTACACAAAGCAACAGTTGTACTATAAGAATATGGGGAAATTTAGGAACTGCGCAATTTAACTATAGTGCGCCATCCACAAATCAATTTATTTTTAGAGATATAGAGTTTTTTACAAATGGGACTATAAACCTAAACACTAAGCTAAACGCAACTAAAATTTCAATAACCCCAACTATAAATACCATATCAATATCATCGTCAGGTTCTTTTGGATTTGATACAGAGATTCTTACTATTTTAAATACTACTGGTACAGGAAAGACTGTAACGCTGAAATCTGGTGTTACATATAATATTACAGCTAGTCTAATTATGATAAATCCAGGTGGGTCCAATATGGCACTTCAAGCATCTTCGCTAAGTCCAAGTACAAAAGCACTATTTAATTTAGCAACGAGTGCTGTTCAACTTGTTGAAAATGTAAATCCAAATAATATAGATAGTTCTGGAAACAATGGCGTTGGCTCTCCTATTTACCAAACTATATATTCTCAAAATGGTACTCTTACAACAACTTTTAATTGGAGTCTTGGTAATCAACCGCCTCCAGTCGCTGCAAAGGTAACTGTCGGATACACATTCGTTAACTAAACTACATATGCGCTCCACATCAATCAAAGGCATAAACCTAATCAAAGGCTTAGAGGGACTAAGGCTATCCAGTTACCTGTGCAGTGCAGGTGTGCCTACGATTGGGTACGGAAGCACTCGTTACCCGAACGGAAAGAAGGTTATCTTAGGAGAGAAGTTATCCAATGAAAAGGAAGCCGTTCAACTGCTGTTGAGTACCCTTGACCCATTCGAAGCTGCGGTAAACAAGCACCTACCTAACCTAAACCAATGCCAGTTCGATGCCTTGGTTTCTTTCTCCTACAATGTAGGAACAAGTGCTTTTATTAAGTCTACGCTATTAAAGAAGGCTAAGGCTAACCCTAACGACCCATCTATACATGATGAGTTTTTAAAGTGGAACAAGGCTAAGGGCAAGTTTTTGCAGGGACTTGCCAACAGAAGAAGAGAAGAGTCTAAGCTCTATTTCTCACCTTGTAACTAATACAGTCATTTCGTACAAACGTAAATCAAGGCTAAACGTAAATTAGCCTATGAGGAGAAGAGTTACTAAACCACGTAAAGTACTTGATATAATTATCAAGCATTGGCGTTCTACCATAGGCTCTCTCATGATATTAGCATCCGTGTTCTTACTCATATTTAAAGTGATATCAACAGAAACCTTAGCTGCTATTGTCGCGGCACTAATCGCAGCAGGTTATATCCCAAAGGCAAAAGAAGATGTTACAGATTAGGCGAGATACAATAAAGACAGTTAGGCATAACAAGATTCATCTTGATACCATGACCTATAGGCCAAAGGTTGATTTGGATAGTCAGCTTATTGTGGCAAACAAGGAATCCTTTGATGCTGTAATGAGTGGTGCATACGTGCATCCAAAGCCATTAAAAGTTTTAACCGCATTCGACACTATTCAGCCTTGTGATGTATCTTTGTTTACGGTAGGCACGTATTACGTACCCAAGCCTCTACCCGTAAGAAGAGAAGAAACAGAATCGCCTATGAATTATGATATACTCGCAAATGGTGTAGTGTTTAGCTTCATGCTCATGCTTAGTGCTAAATATGTAATCACATCAATGGCTGCTTGGAAGTCATTAATTAGCGACTTAAAGAACATAGCTTAAAATCTGTTACACAGATTGTAAAAAACTGCCCTTGCGTAAATACAATTTATGAGTATTTTTACCTCATACTCATAAGCTAAATGGGCAAGACCTACACATCATCAATTCCAAAAGGGGCATCGTTAAAGGCTGCTGGGCAGTTTGTTGGCGAAGAATACCTAATTAGTGGGGAGGCGATTGGGCTTGTTCAGAAGTTCGTGACGACATTGTCACCAGCACAGGTTGCGACCTTGTCTATCGACCCGCCAATGATAAACCTTCCTACTCGACCTTTTATTTTTGTAGCAGGGGGCATTTTTTATGAGGCAGGATTTGATAGTATAGATATAACTGGAGCTGATTTGTCTATAACGACTGCGGATGGAGCTGTCTTGACAAAACAAAACATGGCAAATTTTCCAAGTGGGCACTGGATTCAATTACAAAGCTATACAGAAAGGTCTCAAGACTTGACACAGTCTGCTCATTATACGTTGTCATCAACGGAAGGGGCAACAAATAAAAATCTTGGTAGATTAAAGGTTGTGCTTTATGTACTTCCTTTTGACAGTAGCTTCTAAACACGATGGCAAATAAAAAGACCATATAAAAAATAATCATGGCAGATAAAAATCCAAAAAAAACAAAAGCTAAAGTTAAATCAACTACTCCTGACAGCACACATTATTATAAGCAGAAAGCTTATGAAGCAGGTTTGAGATATTCATTAGCAAGTGGTTTACCTGAGATGAAAAGGCAAGAACAAATACAAAAACAATCTCTTGCAAACGCAGAAAGGCAAAAATATAAAGGAAGGCCTGGATATGATGAAAATGGGAATCGTGTTCCATTAATGCCTAAAAGAACGCCTCCTATGAGTTCAGTTAGGGCTGCAAAAAAATCTCCTAAGCCTAAGCCTAAAAGGTCCACAAAAAAATGAGCGTAGCTAAGAAATCCAATCCTGCCCTTTGGGAGAAAGCCAAGCAGAAAGCTAAGGATAAGTTGGGTGGCCATTCGGCCCGTGCCATGCAATTGGCTGTTAAGATATACAAGGACGGTGGCGGTAAATACGAAGGCAAAAAATCATCTTCTAATAAACTATCTAAGTGGACTAAACAGAAGTGGAGAACAAAGTCTGGCAAACCATCTGGAGAGACAGGAGAACGTTATCTACCAGAGAAGGCTATCAAGTCATTGTCGCCATCAGAATATGCTGCTACAACAGCTGCTAAGAGAGAAGGAACTAAGAAAGGCAAGAAGGTTGTTCCTCAACCAACGTCAATCGCTAAAAAAGTAAAACCATTCAGAAAAACATAAAATAGAAATCATGAAAAAAATGAGCAAACACGAAAAAGGCGAGAGCTTCAAAGAGCGTGTCATGGAATATGGCAAGAAGAAAGCCATGTCAATGAAAAAGTCAATGAAGAACATGAAAACCAAAATGAAAACCAAAACTAAAAAATAGAAATAATGGCAAAGACAACTAAAGACGGCGACAAAAAACTTAACTGGTCAAAATTGTCAGCTCAAGCTAAGGCTAAAGGGACTAATGTAATCTCTTATGAAGACATCAAAAGGGAAAGGTTGATGAATGCTGGCGTGGAAGGCGGAAAAAAAGGAGGTTCTCTTTCTAAGCCTAAGAAGAATACTCAGACTGTAAAGACTCTCAAAAAAACAACTAAGCCAATGAAAAGGCTTATGATGGAGAAAACAACTGTTGCGAAACCAGACACGGCTAAGCCATCAACCCCAAGGCTTGCGATGAAAGTAACCAGGTCGGTTAAAACAGTGACTAAGCCTAAATGAAAACCAAAACTAAAAAATAGAAATCATGCCGATTGAAAAATCAACACGCACCAGAAAAGGATTGTTTGGTCGACAGATAACTGTAGACAAAACAAAGGTTAAGCAGACAACTCCTAAAGGAGAGGCAACTGATACTTATAAAAAAAGGACAGTTACCAACACGAATACAGGAAAGAGCAAAGAGCGATTTGTTAAGAAGTCTACAGTAAAAGGTGAGGGGGCAAAGCCATATATCCAAAAAAATGTGACAAAGACAAAATCTGAAGCTCCTACTATGACAGGTTATGACAGAGATAAGAAGAGAAAGGGGTTGGATTATGAGTCTACTAAAATGTCTACCGAAAAGAGCAGAACGAAAATCAAGAAAAATGGAAAGGTTAGTCGTTCACGAGACAAAAGAAACATAATCACAACAACGAAGACAGCAGGAAGAATGGGTAAAACAGCAATGAGAGCAAGATTTGGAGCGAATGAAGCTTATGATGAAACTTTACAG